ACGCTGACGGTATCGCCAACCTTTGCGCCGGCCTTGGCAAATTCCTTGCTGTACTGCTTCGTCATGTTCTTGCAAACCGCGAGGTATCCACCCAGGTTCATGAGAACCAGGCGGGTGAACACTTGCGGCGTGAGAATTACGTTATTCGCCAAAATTTTTCCTCTTTATTTCCTGAGCGCCGCTGTCGCGAGCCGCTTGAAAGTGGACATCGAAATATCGGGGTCATCGAGCGCAAGGGACTTTGCGCTGGCGCCGCCGCCCACTTTTGCGGCCGGTTTCGGCAGTGGCTTTTTGTCTGCGGTTTTCGCAGCCGGTTTATTTACGAGAGCTTCGAGCCGGCCGAATTCAGCCACCTGGCGCAGCGGTGGAAGCGCCGCAATCCGTTTGGCTTCATCGGGGTCTTTCGCGAGTCGGTACGCTACCTCGGGGCCGTACTCGCTCGAGACAATGGCCTGGTGCAGCTCGCGCGAAATCTGCAATGTCGCGACAGTCGCGAGAACGTCGTCATAATCGCTGTGAGTTTCGCGGGCTTTTCCTACGCGCGCATTGTGCTCGCCCAGGGTCTGCGCTTCTGCGCGGCGCTGAGTTTCCGCCTGCGCTTCCGCGGCATCCTTCCGCTTGCGTTCGTCGTACTTCCAGTCCTGTAGAGCCTCTATGTACTGGTCGTACGTTTCAAACTTCGCGGGATCGGGGCGCTCGTTCTTTTCGGCCGCTGGCTGCGCTGTTTCTTTGGCGGGTTGCGATCCCGGTTTAGCCAGTTGTGCTCTGAGTTCGTCGCGCTCGCGCTCGGCTTCCCGTTGGGCCTTGATTGCCTTGTCAATGCGCTTCTGGACGTTGTCGCCCTCTTTCGCTTTGAACTTGCCATCTTCGCCGCGGGGTCTGCCCTCGTCTTTTTTTCCGTCTGCGTCTGCGTCGCTCGCTTCCGAATTCGAGCGGTTCTGGTCGGTGCCCTCGCCGTCGCCGGCGTCGGTACCTTCCGCGGTGTGGTCTTCAGCTCCATCAGCCTCGCTGGTCTTGTCGGCCGGCTGCTCGCCGGTCATCATCGAGCGCAGCTCGCTAATCGAGTAGTCGCCTCGGGGGGCGTCCTGTTCTTCCATGTGTGTCCTTCGCGCGGTCTTTAAGCGGGCCGTGACGCGTGGGTTTACTGCTTAACCTGTGGTTGCCGCGGTGGAACCTCGGGCGCCGCCTGAAGCTGCGCGGTCTGGAATTCCTGCTGGTTCTGCTGCGATTCCATCGCGTTGTCCTGCTGCTGCTGGTTCTGTAGCACCTGGTGGCTGTGCTCCATCGCCGCGAGTCCTACCTGGTGAGCCTGGTCAAACATGGCCTCGAGCTGCGCGCCCTCGCGGTCGGCGTCGGCAATGCCGGTTTTAACGCTCGCGGAGATTTCCGCCACCTTTAACTGAGTCCAGGACTTCAAAGCCTCGATGTTGAACTTCGCGTCAGATTCCGCCTGCCGCGTCTCGAGGATGTGCGCGAGTTTATGAACCTCTGCGATTAACTGCTGGTTCTGAACGTGCGCCTGCTGCGCCTGCTGTAGCGCCTGCTGGAGCTGCGCCCGCGGGTCGTTTTGCTTCTGGTCGATCAGCCCAGGGGTACGCAGCCCGATGGCGCGCTCCATGCGCTCGGCCATATCCTGCGCGCCGGGGCCGTCGCTGGTCCTGAAATACAAATCGCCCAGGATCCATAGCAGCTCGGGCGCTGCCTTGATAAGTTCGCCCTGTCGCTCGTTTTCTTCCTGCCGCTGGCTGGTGAACGACGGGCCGGTGCGTACCGCAATACCGTGCTCGCCCGGTTTCGAGAGGTCGATCATTACGGGTTGGCCGGTCTTCGGGTCGAGGTATCGTACATTGACCTGGCGCATTTGCACCTTGCCATCGGCGCCGCGGATCGGGTGCTCTGCGGGGTCGGTGCCGTCGAGTAACGGAATGATCCGCAGTAGGATGCGCCCCAACTTTTTGCGCGAGCGTTCCTCGTTGTCGGCAAAGTGGAAATTCGCTACATCCGATTCTTTCTGGCGCTTCTGAATCGCGATTCCGGCCGTATCGCCGGGGCCGGCGCCCAGGCTTGCGTCAAAGATGCCCATCGATGCTTTGATCGCGTCGATAGCTTGCAGATAGCCGGTAACGAGCGCCTGGATGGGGGGCTCGTTCGCGGTGCGCACTGGCGGGCCGGCCTGGTCGCCATTCGCGGCGCGCGTCTTGTACTGCACCACCGCGCGCTGAACCTCGTTGATTTCTTCCCACTCTTTTTCGCGGCCGGCGATTTGCCCCTCTGCCACCATGTAGGGGTTCTTTGGCATCTGGCTAATCTGTTCCGCGATGTTCGACGCGTACAGATTCACCAGTTTTTGCGGGTCGATGGCGTTTCGGATCAGCGAAAAATTGCGCTTCTCGTCATCGACAAAGAGCTGCTTCCCAAAAACCGGAATAACCGGGATGACGCCCGCGGGGTCGATCCAGTCCGTCTCGTCCAGAACCTCGACGCCATTCGTCGCGCAGATTTTGACCGTGGGGTGTCCGTCGTCGGTGAGGTCATCCCAATCGCGATGGTAGTAGTCCGCGACGCGAACGTAGTTCTTGCCTGAGCCTAAGCCCATCCAATCGGGCGCCGGGTTGATGCCCTCGAGGAAAAAGCCCTGCTTCGACGCGAGCGTGTCGGTGCCGAAATCGCGCTCGTGCTGTTCCTGCGAAATGGTGCGAACGATGAACCAGAAATCTGCGTCCTCGAGGTCGTACCGCTGCGCTGCCGGATCCCACACAACCGCAAACTGGTTATCAATGGGTTCAATGCACGCGCGCTGCTTCGACGCGTCGCCGGCCGTCGCCTCGGTCGTGACGCGATAAAACCCGCGGCCGCAAGTAACCTGCCCTTCGCGCGACGTGTCGTAGGCCACGTCCGCGTCTGACTCGTACTCGATTTGCCGGATGCGCCCCTCGAAATACTCTGCGCTCTGCTCGGTCGCGCCATCCATCGGTTCGCACTCGAGCGCCGGCTTGTTCTGCCGGCCGTCATTGACAATTTGGGCGATGCTCGGCGCGAGCCGGTTCTCGGTGAGTATCGGCCGCTTGGCTTTCTTGCGCTGCGCGTATACAGCGCGGTCCCACTGGTTTTTTCCACCGGCCGCGAATTTGACATCGTATTCCGCGGCTTTGCGGTCGTTCGCGTCGGCCTCGAGCGCCGCGCGGAACCGCTCGCGCATCGTGGTGAAAAATTCCTCATCCGGTTGTTTATCCGGCCGGCGCAGGTTAGGTTTCAATGCTGGTTACTTCTTTCGGCGTGGGAATAGCGGCCGCGGCTTTGCGGCCGGCTTGATCCGCTCGGGGAGCTTCGAGAAATCCGTCGCGGCTTTGAATTCCGCTTTCTGTGCTTCGGTGAGCGGGGAGTCGCTCGCCAGGAGTCTGCGCGCTTGCGCGAGTGATTTAAATGCCATCGGTCGTTACCTTGGGGCCTGGGTCCGGTGGGGGAACATAGCCGCAATTCCGCACGCGAATGTGGCGCGGCAAAAAAATAAGCTGCGCGCCCTCGGTCCAGATGGCCCATTCCAAATCGCGGGATTTTGCCGCGTCAAAGTCGTTTGGAGCTTCCATGTGTCGCGTCAAATGAAACGAACGTGGGGAACCACAAGCGCCGCTACGCGCTCGCGATCCGCGGCCGGTACCGCGCGCAAAAATGCCTCGAGCATCTCGCGGTCTGTGATCCTTGCCGCCATCGCTCGCAGCTTGCGCGCGAGTTCGTTTTTCGTGCGGGGCTCGCCTTTGATTCGTTTCAAACCTTTGTCCTTTTGTCGCGGCGTCGCCGCGGCGATCCTCACGCCATCCATGCGTCATCGCTCGAGTCGTCAAACATGCGCAGCTCGCGAATTTCGCGCCGCTCGATTTCCGGTTGCCGGATCGACACCGCGAGATAGCGGAACGCATCGGATCCGTTCGATGACCAATCGTGTAAGGGTTCGCGCTTGGCGATGCCTAACGTTTCGTCTTTGACGTAGCGGTAATGCCTGAGCGCCTGAATGCCGTCTTTCGTGCGCTCGCGGTCGAACCAGCACAACGGAAAGATGGAGCGCGCCGCGGCGATGCCGTCCGCAATCGAGAGCCTCGGAACGATGTAAACCGTGCGGCCGGCCGCTCTGAGCATTTCCTCGATGCTTCGCCCGGTGCCAAGTTCGTGCGCTCTGGCGTCGTGCGGGAGATAGTCGGTGCCGTACACATAGCCGCGCGCCTGCATCGCGGCGATGTAGTGCTGGAGGGGTTTTTGATTCCCCTCGAGGTAGTCAATAACGTGATACTCGCGGCCGGTCGCCTGCACAAACCAGATGGCCATCGCGTCACCCCAACCCAAATCCCAGGCCGTATGAACGGGGCGCGTCGGGTCGTAGGGTACGCGCGTGATGCGCTCGCCGGCGTCCACCGCGCGCAGCTCGGCCGCGTAGATCGCGCCATCGACAATCGAGACGCAGTTGCCCTCCCACACATGGGAGTAGGCCGCGGCGTCGGTCGCTTTCAGGTGCTCGAGTTCCTCGCGCAGCGTCTCCGGAAACCAGGGGTTATCCCGCCAGGTCAGTTTTACGACCTTCGCGGTCGGCGGGGGGCTCGCCACAAAGCGCCGGTATGTCGCGTCTGTCTCGAGGATCGGATTGAATGAAATCCAAATCTCTGAGCCCGGTTTCCGGATGGTGGGTATCAGGATCGCCCAGGAACTATCGGAGACGTTCTGCGCTTCCTCGATCCAGACAATGTCAATCGCCTCGTAGCTTTTCAGGCTGTGGGGGTCATGCTTGAGGCCGGCGAAAACAAACTCGGTGCCGTTGGTGCCGATGATGCGGGCGCGCTCGATCCGGTACCGCTCTTGCAGGCCTAGCGCGCTGATCTGGTCGCACAGCAGTTTGTGTACGCTGTCCGCGATGGATTTCTGCGTTTCCCGCGCGCAGAGGATCCGCAGCGGCTTTTGCGCGCCCATCAGAAGGAGGGCGCGCGCTATCGCCCAGGACTTTGCGGCGCCGCGGCCACCCCATAGAACTTTGTAGCGGTGGGGCGCGAAAAGAAACTGCACCGCTACGGGGAATTCAGCGATATTCAAAGGCTTTTCGCGTCATTTGGCGCGACAAACTTAACGACAAACTCGCCGCCGGCGCCGCCGCTGCCGGCGCTCGCGTCCTTGCGTTCCTCGAAACGGTCTGAATATCGCTCGGGAATAAACGCTTTCAGCAGGCGCGCGTGTAATCCCTCGCTGCGCCGGTAAATGCCCAGGGGCGGGCCGTAGGGCTCGCTGATGGTGCGCGTCAATTCCTCGCGAATCTCAAACGCGCTCTTGTCCGCGGGCAGTTCGTCCTCGCGTACCTCGCGGCCGTCTGCGAGCGTGTAGAGCTTCACGTCGCGATGCGCAAACTGAAACTGGCCCTGGTACACGATGGGCTCATAGACACCCTTCAACGCGCGCTCGACGGCCGAATCCTCGAGCGTTTGGCCGGCCTCGATGCGGGCCTGGCGAAACTGCTTTGCATAGTCCGGGTCCTCCTCGAGCCATTGATAATGTCGCGAGCGATCCATGCCTACGGCCGCGGCCGCAACACTCAAATTCGCGCTCGCAATGAACGCGCGTAAAAATGCCGTCTTCTTGTTTACGAGTCGTTTTTGCTGGTACTCAGTCAACCGCGATTAGTTCGGAGAGCTTCATCGCCGGGTTCTGCACTTGGCACGCGTGCATGACGAACGACAGATAGCTCGATGTGTTGTTGTGGTCCGTCGCCGGCGCGTACTTCCCGATGAATTCGGCGAGCGTGAGCCCGCGGCCGGCGTCGAGACGAATCTGGTTATAGAGCGCGCGCCATCCGTCCATGACGGAAGCGAAAGCAGCGTACACGCGCAGCCGGCCGTCCGTGCCGGTCACGCCATGCGGTAACGCACCATCCTGGTGCGCGTACATCAAATCGCCAGGGTTGTTTAAACGCGTGGGAACCGTGCCGGGGATCCCGAAGCCCTCGCGCTTCGCGATGGCTTGCGCGAGGATCATCAGGCCGCGAGTCGTGGTTTCCTGCATTTTTCCTTGGCGTGCTCGATCTTGCAGACTGCGCAAAGCGGGCTCTGACAGCGAGCGCAAACCGCGGCGCGCGGCTGAATATGACACCGGGAACACCGGCCGTCGCGCCAGATTCGCGCGTGGTGTTCCTGGGCCCAGATGCCGGCCGGGATCGGCTGCGCTTCCCTCGCGAGCTGCTCGGCCGAAACTTTCTCGAGTGCGGGTTTTCTGGCCGGCCTCAAGGTCTTAGGCCGCGGCGAGGTCCGCGGCATCTATCTCAAGTTCGACAGCTCGGCGCATCAGCTCGATGGCGACTACAAGCCGCGTGCGGCCGGCCTCGGCGCGCTGAACGATTCCGGAAATGCCGGCGAGGGGTCCGCGTTCGACGCGTACCGCGGCGCCGGCCACATACGGGCAGGGGGCCGCGGCGCCCGTCGCGATCACTCGCCGCACATCCTCGATTTGCGCCTCGGGGATCGCCTCGGGGTCCGGATTCCCCAGGATCGAAGTAACGCCTGCGATGCGCGATACGCGCTCGAATTCTGAAGGTTTAAGCCGCACAAAAATATAACCGGGAAATAGCGGCCGCTCGAGCGATTTCTCGCGGTCGCTCCATTCGCGCCGCTCGGTGACGGCCGGCAAAAAGCAATCGAACCGCAGCCGGTCCAGCTCGCCGCGTACTTTAAACTCGCGGTGTGCGAATAGGTGCAGCGCGTACCAGGCCAGGGCGGGCGTCGAGGGCGTGCGCGGCGCAGGCAGGAGGGGGCCTGGACGCGCTTCGCGCCCATCGCCTACAGGCTGCGGGTACGCGCTGCTTGCCTCTGTAGTCGCCATGAGCGAGCGCGAGCGTTAACCGAACAGGCCGGCGAGCTTGGCGCCGGCGTATTTCACGGCCAAACCGGCCACGAATCCGGCGAAACTCGACACGGCCGAAACGCGTGCGTGCCAGGTCTCGAGCTTCCCGATCCGCGTATCGATGCGCTCGAAACGCTCCTTGTCTTCCTCGGTGTGGGTCGTCACCAGCTCGAGGGTGGCTTTCGCGTTCGCGTTGGTGTCTCTGAGTAGATCGCGGTCGCTCTGGCAGTAGTCGAGTTTTACGTCTTCGCCCATTTACTGCTGCTGCTGAAAACCCTGCAACACGGCGCTCGTAATCGCGGAGAGCTGCGAAGCCTCGGACTCTGCGGCCGGCGAGTTGCCGTGAGTCACTACGGCCACGACGGGCGGGGCGACGGCCGCGAGGATCGTCAGCGTTTTAAGTAGGACGCTCCAGAATGGATGGCTCTGATGCGCTACGGGGAGCGCGGCCGGCGCGGCCGGCGCGGCCGGTGCCGGCGTGCTCGCCGGTATGCTCGCCGCGGCGATAGGGGCCGCGGGGCTTATATTTCCCTGCGTTTGGGGCGCCAGGCTCTGGCTGATTTCTTCGTTTGGGGTCATTGGCGTAGAGTTTTCGCTTGTAATCGTTGCGGTCGTCTCGAGCGATCAGCTTGTCCAGCTCGCGCAGGCGGTCATCGCGGGTCGCATTGCGGGCCGCTTGTTCGGGCGAGCGCAGTAACGCGGCCGTGTGCAGGGCTCGCCGGCGCGCGCATTCAACGCAATGGCCGCAGTCACACATTCACCGCGATGTTTTCACTGCGGGATTCTGCGAAAGATCCGCAGGGATCGCGGGCCGGTCTGTTCCTGGGTGACGATGCCGGCCGTATCGACGTTCTCGCGCAGCAAGCCGGCGAGGGTCAGTTTCGCGATGCGCTGGAATGCCGCGGCGCCAAGCGCCTTAAACGCGCGCTTGTTGTCGATCACAGAGACATTGCCGCGCGCGCCTACAAGCGCCGTAAACCGCTCGCCGGCCGTCTCGAATGCCTCGGCCGCGGGGGAACTGTCGAAGCGCGCCCGAATCATCAAGCGCAATTTGTCCTCGCGCGCCATCGCCGCTCGGTAGGGCTCGAGCTGGTGCTCGATCTTTCCTAGTTCATCGACCAGCTCGCCCAGGGGGGTTTCGGCGGGCGCCGGCGCTTCTGCTGCTTTCTTCGCGGCCATGAAGCTTGTTAGTCGCCGCGAGAGAAGGGGAGCGTTAACGCAGGCCGATGCGCAGCCGGCCTCGAACATGCCCGCGATGGCGGCGAACAGGCAGTCGCCGAAATTCG